AAAAATGGACAGACAAAATCTGGTTTATATTCTCTTTTTATCCCAATGGAATGGAACTATGAAGGATTTATTGATGAACACGGATATCCAGTCTTCGATAGTCCAGATCATGATGTACTCGGACCGGATGGTGAATTAATAGATATAGGCATAATAGAGCATTGGAACAACGAAGCAGAGGGGTTAAAATCTGATCAAGATGGATTAAACGAATTCTACAGGCAATTCCCAAGAACAACAGAACACGCTTTTAGAGATGAAGCTAAAAACTCTATATTTAACTTAGTTAAAATATACGAACAAATAGATTATAACGAAGGAGTTGGTAGCGCTGCAAATGTAAGTACTGGGAATTTCCAATGGATCAACGGTATCAAAGATACACAAGTTATGTTTTACCCAGATCCAAAAGGTAGATTCAAGGTTAGTTGGACACCACCACCACACTTGCAGAATAAAATAATAGTTAAAAACGGAATTAAATATCCTGCTAATGAACACATGGGGGCTTTTGGTTGTGATAGTTACGATATTAGCGGAACAGTAGATGGGAGAGGATCGAACGGGGCTCTTCATGGATTAACGAAGTTCTCGATGGAAGATGCTCCGCCAAACCATTTCTTTTTAGAGTACATAGCTAGACCACAGACAGCAGAGATATTTTTTGAAGATGTATTGATGTCCCTTATTTTTTACGGAATGCCATTACTATGTGAGAACAACAAACCTCGTTTACTATATTACATGAGACGTAGAGGTTACAGAGGTTACTCTATGAACAGACCAGATAAAGTATGGAATAAATTATCTGTAACAGAGAAGGAGATAGGTGGAATACCTAACTCAAGTGAAGATATAAAACAAGCACACGCAGCAGCTATCGAGATGTATATACAAGGTCATGTAGGTCACTTAGGTGAAGGCAATTACGGAGGAGTGTATTTCAACAGAACATTAAACGATTGGGCTGGATTTGATATAAACAAAAGAACAAAATTTGATGCTTCTATAAGCTCTGGATTAGCTATAATGGGATGCAATAGACATTTGTACGCACCAAACGCAAGCATTGAAAAAACAGCACTAAACATAAGTATCGCTAAATATTCCAACAATGGCGGTTTATCTAAATTAATTAAAAAATAGTATGAGAGGTAATCATAATTTTCCAAGCCAAGTAGTTAGTGATGCAGAGAAATCTTCGCATGACTATGGGTTAGAAGTAGCTAAAGCTATAGAAGCAGAGTGGTTTGATGGAGAGATGAATGGGAGTAGTAGATACTCTAGTAACACTAATAATTTTCATAATTTAAGACTATACGCTCGTGGAGAGCAGTCAATTCAAAAATATAAAGATGAACTATCTATAAATGGTGATTTATCGTATTTAAACTTAGATTGGAAACCAGTGCCCATTATACCTAAGTTTGTAGATATAGTAGTTAATGGTATATCAGAAAGACAATACTCTATAAAAGCTTACTCGCAGGATCCATTTGGAGTAGAGAAAAGAACTGCTTATATGGAGGGTATATTAAAAGACATGAAAGCTCAGGAGTTCGACGCTATGGCGAAGAATTTAATGAACATGGACTTTAAACAGAAAACAGAAGAAGACGTTCCAGAGACACAAGAAGAGTTAGATTTACACATGTCTTTAAATTATAAACAAGCTGTAGAGATAGCTGAAGAACAAGCTATTAATGTTTTGTTAGATGGTAACAAATACGATTTAACTAGAAAGAGATTAATATACGATTTAACTGTTTTGGGTATAGGTGCTTCTAAAACAACTTTCAATACATCTGAAGGAGTAGTGATAGATTATGTTAATCCAGCTAACTTAGTTTACTCTTATACAGACTCCCCATATTTTGATGATATTTATTACGTTGGTGAAGTCAAGTCAATACCTATTAATGAAGTAATAAAACAATTCCCAGATCTTACAGATTCAGAGCTAGAAGACATGGTGAAGGGCAACGGTAGGTACAATTCTAGAAGGAACCGTAGTTCTGGTGCAAATGAAGATAGAAATAAAATAGATGTTCTTTATTTTAATTATAAGACTTACATCCACGAGGTTTACAAAGTAAAAGAAACCTCAACTGGTTTACAAAAGTTAATAGAGAAAGATGATACTTTTAATCCTCAAGTTGAAGATGGCTCAGCTTTTTCGAAATTAGGTAGAAAAATAGAATGCTTGTACGAGGGAGCTTTAGTTCTAGGTACTGGGAAGCTTATTAAATGGGAGAAGTCTAAGAATATGATGCGTCCTAAGAGTGATTTCACTAAAGTTAGAATGAACTACTCTATAGTAGCGCCAAGGATGTACGAAGGTAGAATAGAGTCTTTAGTTAGTAGGATAACTGGTTTCGCAGATATGATTCAGTTAACGCATTTGAAGTTACAACAAGTAATGTCAAGAATGATTCCAGATGGTATATACTTAGATGCTGATGGTTTAGCTGAGATTGATCTAGGTAACGGAACAAACTACACTCCCCAAGAAGCTTTAAATATGTTCTTCCAGACAGGTAGTATTATAGGTAGATCAATGACTGGAGACGGAGGTCAAAACGCTGGTAAGATACCGATTCAAGAGATACAGTCAGGAGGTGGCTCTAAGATGCAGAGTTTGATCGGTACGTATAACTACTACTTACAGATGATAAGAGATACGACTGGGTTAAACGAAGCTAGAGACGCGGCAACGCCAGATCCAAAAGCTTTAGTTGGAGTCCAGAAGTTAGCAGCAGCAAATTCAAACACAGCAACTAGACACATACTTCAAGGTGGGGCTTTTTTAACACAAGACATTTGTGAGTCACTATGTTTAAGAATATCAGATATATTAGAGTACTCTCCTACTGCGAACGCTTTTGTTCAAGCTATAGGATCACACAATGTAGCTACTTTAAGCGAGATGAAAAACCTACACTTATACGATTTTGGTATATTTTTGGAGTTAGCTCCAGATGAAGAAGAAAAACAGATATTAGAGAACAACATACAGACCGCGTTATCTCAACAGACTATAGATCTAGAAGATGTTATAGATTTAAGAGAAATTAAAAACATCAAGTTAGCAAACCAGCTTCTTAAGATTAGAAGAAAGAAGAAGATGAAGAAAGACCAGCAAATGCAACAGGAGAACATGAAGGCTCAATCTGATGCTAATGTCCAGCAAACTCAAGCCGCAGCTCAAGCTGAGATGGAGAAGTCGGTAGCTATGGTGGAGAATGAAATAAAAGTAGAGACTCAAAAAGGAGAGATTAAGAAAGGTACATTACACGCGGAAGCAGAGGTTAAGAAAATGCTAATGGATCACGAGTTCGAGCTGAACATGAGAATGAAAAAAATGGAGTTAGAGATGATTCAAAACAGAGAGGTAGGAAAAGAATTAATGAAAGAATCTAAAGAGTCTAACTCGGAGGATAAAGCAAATAAACACGAGTCAAGGATGGAAGACAAAAAAGCTATGAACGTAATAAAGTCTAAGGGCTTTGAGTCTTCTGGAAACGATGTTATAGGTGGAGGTTTGAGATTAGGTGCGTTCGAACCTAGCTAAACAAACAGAACAAATTATTAACTATTATTATATTATATTATGGCAAAAAAAGAAGAACCAAAAGTAGATGAAAAAGTTGAAAAACTAAAAATTAAAAAACCAAAGAAGTTCGCACCAACCAATGATGACACAGTTAAGATAGATATGTCTAAACCTGTAGAGCCAGTTGAAGAACCGATTAAGGTAGATTTATCTAAACCCGTAGAGGTGGCTAGTGCATTACCTTCAGACGCTCCAGTTATGGAAGAAGTTACAAACGAACCAGAAGAAGCGCAGGAGGTAGCTGAGATACTAGAGAAGGAAATAGTGCAGTCAATTGAATCAGGAAGAGACTTACCAGAGAACGTTCAGAAGTTAATGAGCTTTATGGATGATACTGGTGGAGATTTAAAAGACTACGTTAAGCTAAACCAAGATTACTCAGAAATGGATAGTCAAAGCTTATTAAAAGAATATTATAAAACAACAAAACCTCACTTATTATCAGATGAAATTGAATTCTTAATGGAGGATCAATTTAAGTACGACGAAGATATTGATGACGAGAGAGATATTAAAAGAAAAAAACTAGCGCTTAAAGAGCAAGTTGCCAGCGCTAAATCTCAATTGGAAGAGAACAAATCCAAATACTATGAGGATATCAAGGCTGGAAGCAAATTAACAACACAACAGCAAAAAGCAATTGATTTCTTTAATAGACACAATAAAGAGTCTGAGAGTACAAAGAAGATTCATACACAAGCAAAGACAAGGTTCTTAAGTAAAACCAACGAAGTCTTCAACGAAAAGTTCAAAGGTTTTGAATACGACGTAGGAGACAAGAGTTACAGGTTTAACGTTAAAGATCCAAGCCAAGTAAAGGAGAGCCAAAGTGACATAAACAACTTCATCAAAAAGTTTTTGAACGAAGATAGTCAAATGGAAGACGCGAAAGGTTATCACAAGTCTATGTTTACAGCTATGAATTCTGATGTTATCGCGAAACACTTTTACGAACAAGGAAAGGCTGATGCGTTGAAAAACAGTATGGCTAATTCTAAAAATATCGATATGTCTCCTAGAGGGTCTCATGAAGCCGCTATAGATAATTCGGGATTAAAGTTCAAGGTACTAGACGATGATTCTTCAGACTACAAGTTCAAGATCAAAAGTAAAAACAAAAATTAATCAAAATTTAAAATTAAACAATTATGGCAATTACAAGTGCGAGTGGTATAGATGCCGCTCCAAGGAAACAAGCGCTTAACTCCAACTACATCGACTTCACGTCTGGTGCAACAGAAGGATGGGCACAACAATATTTACCAGATCTTATGGAGAAGGAAGCTGAGATTTATGGTAAAAGAACAATCGCAGGATTTTTAGCTCAAGTAGGAGCTGAAGAAGCTTCGACATCAGACAGAGTTATCTGGTCTGAACAAGGTAGATTACACTTAGGGTACACATGTACTTACAAGGATAGTAATAATACTTATGAGGTAGTTAACGATATGGACGATAACGCTGTTGGTGTAGACCACGGTCTTAGAGTTGGTGACATGGTTATTATGTCAAACGCTTCAGCTAC